ACGATTGCTCTCATCAGAGGTTGAAAAATAATGGCTAACGGCGATAAAGATAACACAACTGCATCACAAGATGTCGCAGAAATGAAATTGGTTGGCGATACTGGGGTTAATTCTACTGGAATGGTTGCAGATCCAAATGCTGTAGTTTTGCCTGAGCGTTTACTTGATTTAACTAACACTCAAAATTTGGATCGACTTAAACAAGAAGCAGCTTATTCGCCACGTGCAACATCTCTTGGCAAAGAAGGGCAAAAAAACTATCAACCTGTATTTCAGCCAGCAGTAGGTTTTGCTGCAACACTTCCATCTACGCTTAAGGCTCAACGCGGACCTGGCGGTACCCGATGGGTTTATGTGGGTGAAGATTTGGTTGATGAAAACAATGTTCTTAAATCTAAATACACGGGTACTTCAGAAGATATTTATAGAGAATTTTTTAGATTAAAAAACGATGCTGATCGTTCACAGTTATTTCAAACAATGGAACGTTTGGGTTACTACCAAGGCACAGCGCAGGGCAAACCAAGTTCACAGGCTTTACAAGGCATCGGCTTAACTAATACAGATGAAAGTGCTATGAGAGATTTTATGTTGCAACTTGCAAACAATAAAGGTCGCACTATGAAAGCTTTGGTAGATCTTTACGCTACTGGCGCAATGAAGTTTCCTGCAGGTTTGGCTGGTGGCGGTCGAACCGTATCTGTTGTTTCGAGAGAGGATGCAGCAAAACAAACTGGCAATGCGTTCTTTGAACTTCTTGGTAGGGCAGCAACCCCAGCAGAAGTAAAGATTGCAGTTCAAGCAATCCAAGATATGGATAGGAAACGTCAACTATCTAACGTTGAAAACCCGACTACTCTTGGCGTTGCAGCCGAACAACAAGCAATGAAAGCTTCACCTGGCGAGTTTGGTGCGTATTCGGCAGGTAAAGCAATTAACCAGATCTTTTCGTTGTTGGGTGGCGCATAATGGCAAAAACAAAAACAGAACCAAAACAAGATTGGCGTAGTGCTTTCATTGCAAAGTTCCCACAGTTTGCAAAACTTGTTGACGGTGGACCAGGAGAACAAGAAGCTCGAGCCAAGTTTGGTGATGACTTAATTGATCTTATCCAAGACGTAGCCAAAAGACCTAATCAGTACGAATTTACAACTCAAGCTGGTGTTGATGCTTTTAATGCAAAAGTTAAAGCAACTAAGTATTACAACGAAACAGTTGAGTCTGCTAAAGCATTTGATGCTTTATCTGATGTAGATAGAGCCGACAAAATTAGGGGTAATCGCATAACCATAGCTAGCGGTTATGGTGATCTTGGTTTGACAACTAAAGAATTAGATGACATTACGTTGACGGCGACACGTCGTGGTTTTAGTGGACTTGCTTTGTCGCAATATGTAAACAGCGTTGTGGGAACTCGTGCCCGCGGTAAACAAGATTTACTAGAGAGTCTTGATGCACAGGCGTTAAAAAAAGTAGCAGCAGACTACGGATACAATCCACCAGATTTAAACGAACAAATTCTTGCTGCACTTCAGGGCAAAGAATACAACGGAGAAGCTATTACTCTTGATACTTTTAAAAAGAAAGGTATGGCTTTAGCTAAAGCAGCACATTTTCAGTTGGCTCCACAACTGGACGCTGGTTTAACTCTTGCTGAAATCTTTAGTTCTTATCGAGATACAGCTGCTAACACATTGGAGTTAGCCCCAGAATCTATTTCGTTTAATGATCCAAAATTTAGAACAGCATTTGGCGGACCAAATACTCCACCACCTACATTGGGTGAATGGGAAACTATGTTGCGTACCGATCCTAAATATGGATTTGAAAAAACAAAAAAAGCAAAACGTGATGCTATGTCTATGGCTATGACCATAGCCCAAATGTTTGGAGAGGTTAGTTGATGAGTAACGTGAGTAATGAAATGATGTTTGATGGTGATGCAGGCGGTAGTGATCTATCTACACAAACACCAGAAACATTAGATCCTGCTGCTGTTTATGAAGCACGTGGATATTATGGCGATGAATCGTACATCAATGAGCTTGTAGGAAATACTGGTGTTGGTAAAGGTACTTTAAAACAAAGACAAGATGCTCTTGCTATTCTTATTCAACAAGGCAAAGATCGTGCTGCTTCTGCTGCTGCTAGCGAAGACGACGGAGGCGGAGACGACGGAGGCGGAGACGAATTTGTCCCAATGGTTGGAGCAAAAGAAATACTGCGAAACGTTTTGTCTTCGTATGGTCTTGAAGGGTTGTATGAATATGCTTGGTCGCTTTATGCTAACCAAACAATAGATGTCAACGATACTGAATCTTTTATGTATGCATTACGCGAACAGGAAGCGTACAAAAAACGGTTTGCTGCTAATGAGCGACGTAAAGCTTTAGGTTTTAATGAACTAAAACCAGCTACTTATATTGCTTTGGAAAAGTCATACAAAGATACTTTGGCTGCCAACGGTTTGCCACAGGGGTTTTACGATTCACCAGATGATTTTGAAAAACTAATTGGCGGTGACGTATCGGTAGCAGAACTAAACAATCGCCTTAGGGATGCATACACGGTGGTGCGTGATGCCTCTCCAGAAGTAAAAAATAAGATGGCAGAGATGTACGGGATTACGGACGGGGATCTTCTTGCATATGTAATCGACCCAGATCGAGCACGTCCTCTTATGGCCCCAGACTACAAACGTCAAGCACAAGCAGCTTTGATTGCCGAAAGCGCCCAAAGACTTTCAGGACTTAACTTTAATAAAGATATAGCTGAACAGTTTGTGCGACAAGGTACTACTCAAGCAGAGGCAGAAGCAGCCTTCACAACGGTAGGACAGATGGGCGAACTGCGACGTAGTGGGCTTGGAGAACAACAAATCACAGATCTTCAGTTTGTTCAAGCTGCTTTAGGTACTGATGCTGAAGCTAAACGATTAGTGGAAGAACGCAAAAAGCGCCGTATCGGTGAGGTAACTGCTAGTGGTGGTTCGGCAACCCTTGCTCAAGGCGACAGCACTTCGTACAAATCTGGGTACGGTCAAGCAAATCTCTAATACAGATAGTCAACCCTTGACAATCATTAATTGTGATGTAAGATAGTTATATCCCATCAGGGATAACCATTGGAAATCCCCCCGATTTCAATGTGCTAACAGGGGTGAGATATGCAGCCACTTGGCCCCTCCAGCCAGGTGTGGGCGGAGGAGTGGGTCATGCAAGAACAAGACTTCTATGAAGAGGACAGCGTTCAGGAAGACCAGGCAGCAAAGAATCCAGTTCGTGCAAGGATGCGTGAGTTGGAGTCAGAGGTTAAGAGCTTGCGTCAGCAAGCAGAGGAAGCTAAGTCGGCTCAACGAGAGTTGGCATTTGTGAAGGCAGGCGTAGACCTATCTTCAGGGATGTCCAAGTATTTCGTGAAAGCTTACGATGGCGATCTCACACCCGAGGCAATCCGAGTTGCAGCCGCAGAAGCAAATCTCATTAAGCCCCAAGAAACTATGCAAGCAGCCCCTACACAGGAAAAGCAAGCATGGGATCGAGTTAGCAACGCATCACGCGTTGGAGACACAACTGAAGCGACGGTTGACTACAGCACTAGAATTGCAAACGCTAAATCCGAAAGAGAAGTAATGGAATTGTTGGCTCAAGCAAGAATGAATCAAATCAACAATTAACCAATTCTTTAAGGAGAATTAAAACATGGCAGGCGAAACAACAACCTCGTCCTTGTCTATCGACCAGGTGGCGTTTGACCGTCTTGCGTATTTCGCATTGCGTTCAGAACTTCTTTTCGATCAGGCAGCGGACGTACAACCAGTAGCACAGGCAATGCCTGGTACTGGAGTTACATTCACAATCTTCGCAGACATCGCAGCAGCGACATCTACGTTGAACGAAGTAACTGACGTAACCCCAACAGCGCTCTCGGACAGTCAGGTAACAGTTACCTTGGCTGAATACGGCAACGCAGTTGTTACAACAGCAAAACTCCGTGGCACAGCATTCTTGGATGTTGACTCGGCAGCAGCAAACATCATTGGCTACAACGCAGGTGACTCGATCGATCAAGTCGTTCGTGAAGTACTTGCCGCAGGAACCAACGTAGCTTACGCAACAGGTGGAGCTTCACCAGCAACATCACGTGTAACGCTGGCTGTAGATGACTTGTTGGTAGCAAACGACATCCGTAAGCAGGTAGCTGCTCTGCGTGGTGCAAACGTTGCAACCTTCAATGGTTCATACATCGGCTTCATCCACCCAGACGTGTCGTACGACTTCCGTTCGGCTACAGATGCAAGTGCATGGCGCACACCAGCTAACTACGTGGATCCAACTGGTATCTACAATGGCGAGATCGGCTTGTTTGAGTCGGTACGTTTCATTGAGACACCACGTGCCAAGGTATTCACCAACGCTTTTAACGGCGCAGGTGCAGCTGGTACAGGAGATGCATACTCAACTCTTATCATGGGTCGTCAGGCTCTTGCTAAGGCGTTCAGCACACAAGATGGCAATGGCGCAACACCGAAGATTGTCCGTGGCAATGTCACAGATATCTTGATGCGTCTGCAACCACTTGGTTGGTACTGGCTCGGCGGCTACGGTCGCTTCCGCGAAGCCTCGCTTCGTCGAATTGAGTCGGCATCAAGCATTGGTGCTAACGCCTCCTAATAATTAATTAGTAGGGCCTCCCCGTCATGAAAGGCGGGGGGGCTTTGCTATACTTTTACTAACGAAAGGTTTGTATGTCAATTTCTAATTATGCTGAACTGAAAATCTTGGAGCACACCACAGGTAAAACTGCTTGGACTATGCCAACGAATGTGTATGTCAAGTTGCATACTGGTGATCCTGGTGAGGCCGCTACTTCCAATGCTGCTGTTGAAGCAACTCGTAAAGTTTCTGCTTGGGCTACAGCGGCTTCGGGCGCTATTGCAACAAGCTCAACTATTGAGTGGACTAACGTTTCTACTACAGAAACTTATACACATTGGTCGTTGTGGGATGCGTCAACTGCAGGTAACGCTTTGTGGAGTGGTGCATTGTCAGCATCGGCTGCTGTAACTGCTGGCGATACTTTCCAAATTACTACACTAACCCTGTCTCTCGATTAGTCTTAGGGGGTAAACCCTATGGCTGCTTTTCAGGGCACACTTACAAAATATTCATCACCGTATAGACCTGCAACGGGTCTATACATTGGTGCGTTAATATTTCAATTAACTGCTACTGGTTCTGGTGTTGGTACAGAGACTGCAAGTAAACTTGTAATAAGAGCAAAGTCTGGTACTGGGTCGGGAACTGGAACTGAATCAGCTTATGGTGTACGTGTAGTACTACGTACCGCTACAGGGTCTGGTGTTGGTACCGAAGTAACTGTTTCGGGACCTACTCAACTACGTATTGGTAAATTAACCGATTATTCGTTCCCATATTTAACTGGTGGTGCTTATTATGTAGGTGCACCTATAAAACAAACAGCTGCTACTGGTTTTGGTCTTGGTACAGAAACTGCAATTGCGTTTACAACAAAAGTAAAGTCTGGTACTGGTTCAGGAACTGGAACCGAGTCGGCTTCTGGAGTACGTGTAGTATTACGTACAGCTACAGGGTCTGGTGTTGGCGCTGATAGCGCAATAATTTCTGGTTCTAACCAGTTACGTCTTACTGGGTTAACCGATTATTCGTTCCCATATTTAACTGGTGGTCGTTACTACTTAGGTCCTGCAGTATATGCAAGAACTGCTACTGGTTCTGGTCTTGGCACAGAAACAGCAACTAGATTACTTATAGTTATCCGTACTGCTACAGGTAGTGGTACAGCAGGTGAATCAACAAGCACAACCAAAGAAGTTTTGGCTCGCACCGCCACAGGATCTGGCACGGGTTCTGGTGACGCAGATCCATTTTTGTCTCTTTTTAGATCAGCAACGGGTAGCGGCACTGGAACTTCTTTAACAACATTTATTCGTGGTTTAGTAAGAAACGGCACAGGTAGTGGACTTGGTACTGGAACAGCTACAGCGATAGAACTCCTACCAAGAACAGCAACAGGGTCTGGTCTTGGCACCGAGACTGCCACCAGAATCGTTGTAGCGCTCCGTACGGCGACAGGAGGAGGTGTTGGTACCGAGACAGCCAGCGGTATCGAATCGCTTCCTAGAACAGCTACAGGCTCTGGTGTGGGTTCCGTAAGTGAGAACGCTACATGGGTTAAGTCTCGTATGTTCAGGGTTCCACAAACTACAAACTTTGCTTTTGTTCAATCGTATCCAGATGTTACGTATCAAGCAAAACAAAGATTGTTTGCTCGTCTACCTAACGGGGTGCGAGTAGAGAATCTCTTTGAATTACAAGATGGTTCATATACAATTAATGATCCAAGAGACGGTACGGTAGTTAGGGTTTATCTTGGGTCGCATGTAATTCCATTAACGGATGAAGAAGTGGCAGATCTAACAGCAGCTGGATACGGAGCGTACATAACGTGAAGCATGCAGAAACCCATCCCGATTTAGATGTTGATGGTTGCTTTGGTTGTCGCATTGCGAATATTCGCATGGGCACTAATAGCACCACAACTCGTGGGAAGCAAGTAGAGCAAACAAATAAGGTAGAACGAAACTGGCAGAAAGATATGCCAGCTTATAAGCGTTTAAGGAAGGAAGGTTTGCAACCAAAACGAATTGATGGTTCAGCCGAAGTTGAAAAAAAAGCAGAACATAAATGGCAAGTCGAGACAGGGATAGGTATTAAATGAAAAACAAATCTAAAGTAAATGCTGCTGGTAACTACACCAAACCAGCAATGCGTAAGAGATTGTTTAACAAAATTAAGGCTGGTTCTAAAGGTGGAGACCCTGGTGAATGGTCTGCACGTAAAGCCCAGTTGCTTGCAAGTGAATACAAAAAAGCTGGCGGGGGATACAAGTAGTGGCGCTTGCTAAATCTCAACAGTCCCTAAAGAAATGGACCCAAGAAAAATGGAGAACTTCTGACGGTAAACCTTCTAAGGGAAAGAAACGTTACCTACCTTCAGCAGCTTGGAATGCTTTAACACCTGCAGAGAAAGCAGCAACAAATAAAGCCAAAGCTGCTGGCAATGCAAAAGGTAAGCAGTTTGTTAAACAACCTAAAAACATCGCAAAAAAAACAGCAAAGTACAGAGGAAAATAAATGGCTAAAAAACTTACTGTTGCGCAAAAGTATAGTCAACTAAAAAAGCAGACTGAAAGTGCTGGCATGAAAGTAATGGAAAAAGACGGCAAGATTGTCGTATCTCGTAGAAAGAAAAAATAATGGCTAAGACTCCAGCATGGCAACGCAAAGAAGGAAAGAATCCAAAAGGTGGACTCAACGCAAAGGGTCGTGCATCGTATAAAGGTGGGACATTGAAAGCACCTGTTAAAGCAGGAGACAATCCACGTCGAGCATCATTCCTTGCACGTATGGGGAACATGCCAGGACCTGAACGAGATGAAAAAGGCAGACCAACAAGACTGCTATTATCTTTACAGGCTTGGGGTGCTTCGTCTAAAGCGGATGCACGGTCTAAGGCTAAAGCAATATCCGCACGAAACAAGAAAGGCAAATAATGCCAAAAGTAGGAAAAAAGGAATTCGCTTACACCCCAAAAGGTATGGCGATGGCTAAGAAGGAAAAGATGAAGATGAAGATGAAAGCTAAGAAAAAGAAATAATGACAACAGCAGCAACGGTAATTAATAAAACGTTGCGGCAACTTCTATCTGGAACGGTGGAGGCCCGCAACAAATTGGCCTCTACCATTACAGACTCAGGTACTTCTGTTGTTTGCACGTATGCCATAGAAGGTTTACGTGCTGGACAGGTTTTTGAAATTGATTCTGAAATGTTTTATATTTGGGCAGCCAATGTTTCTACTCAAACTTTGACGGTTCAACGTGGATTTAATGGAACAACAGCAGCCGCACATACAAGCGGTGCGTTGCTAACGGTTGCCCCTAGGTTTCCTAGAGCTCAAGTACTTGAAGCAATCAACGATGAGGTACTAGATCTTTCATCACCAGTTAATGGATTGTTCCAAGTTAAAACTTTTAACCAAACATACAACGGCACAGACAGAATGGTTAACTTAACATCAGCTACTGATGTCATAGATGTTCTCAATGTATCTGTTCGTTATCTTACCGACGATTACCCAGTAGCTCGCAAAGTAAAACTTGTTCGAGATCTACCAACCGATGACTTTGCTTCTTCCTTTGCTCTTAAGTTTGACCAAGCTGTATACCCTGGCAGACTTCGTGTTGTCTACAAAGCGCCATACACTTCAGTTACTACTGAAGCAACCAACCTTAATACAGATTGTGGTATACAAGAATCAGTAGAAGATATTGTTGTTATCGGTACACAACTTAGATTGATGGCCCCACGCGAAATCAAACGAAACTTTATTGAGTCACAAGGCGATACACGTCGATCAGAAGAAGTAGCTTCTGGTGCAATTAACAACTCTGTAACAGTCCTAAGGCAACTACGGAGAGACAGAATCATTGCGGAGGCTGCACGATTGATGCGAGCATATCCAACATTCTTGACAAGGGAATGATCCGTGTCATTACTACTGCGGTATACGAATGCCTATCTTCCTTCCCCTGCTTACTACACAGGACAGGAATCTAGTTCCTTGGTCCCAGATATTTTTCCTGTCGCAATTGATTCAAGACCTTTTCTTGTAGATCTTAAATCTAATTTGTTTTCTCGTGGTTTTGAACCACGTGTTCGTGATTCGGTTGACCAATCAACTACACCTGGCGAAGCAGCTATTAACCCACAGGGATTGTGGCGACGTGGTGAAAGCTCTTGGCATCTTGGTGCTGGACAAAAGTATGCCGACACAGCAGAAGCACAGGACTATAGGTTTAATACAAGTCAAGGAATTAACCCTTGGACTAAAGGCCAGATCTCGTTGCTTAAAAGCGTAGCTTTATCTAAAGCTGCTACTGGTACAAACTTAAAAATTGCTACGACAGATACAGAAGTTTATTTCTTAGATGGTACAAATCTTTACTATTCAACAGACCCGTATGCATCAAGCCCATCATGGACAGCTGTAACTGGGCTACCTGGTGGTACGCCACGCGACATGGTTAGTGACGGATCATCTGTTTATCTAACATACCCAGGCACAACTAATTCGTATGGATTATGGAAAGTACCTTCAAGTCACACACCAGTCAACGTTGCTTACGGTCAAGAGTTTGGTTATGTTGATTTGTCTAAAGGATTTTTTATTGTTACTGGTGGTCCAGGAACTAGCGATCAACACAAACTTTACTACAACCCAACTGGCAATGTTGGCTCTGCAAGTTACACACATGCATTAAATGCTTGGATATGGATTGGTTCTGCGTCTGGACCCAACGCTATTTATTTAGCTGGCTATACAGGCAACCGTGGAGCAATTTATAAACTTACCATCACTACAGCTGGTGTATTAGAAACCCCAGTAGTTGCACTTGATTTACCAATTGGAGAAATACCAACCCATCTTGGTTCCTATCTTAACGGTGTATTAATTGGGACAAACAAAGGTGTGCGATTTGCAACAGCAGATAACAATGGGGACTTAACTACTGGTGCTCTTATTTCAACTAACGGAGACGTAAATCAATTTACCGCTGAAAGTAATTTTGTTTGGTTTACTTGGTCAAATTATGCTACGTCAACTTCGGGTCTTGGGCGTTTAGATCTTTCAACTTTTACTGCAGTTAATGTCCCAGCTTTTGCATCAGACTTGATGGCTAGTGTTGGTGGCACGGTTACTGCTGCAGGAACATTTAGTTCTAAAAGATTGTTTGCTATTTCTGGTTCTGGGTTGTATGCAGAATCAACTGATCTTGTTTCATCTGGGTCTATTACTACAGGTATCTATAGGTGGGGAATCCCAGATAGAAAGTTTGTAGCTAAATTTGATATTCGTACTACACCTTTAGCTGGCACAGTTACACCAAACATATCGACTGATACAGGAAACTTTACGGCTTTAACGGCACACAATGTTGCGGCAGCAACCGAGTCTGTTGCTACTGGTCCTCAAGCCAAATTTATTGAAGCGTCTTTTAGGTTGGATTTAACTAGGGCTACTGTAAGTACTGGCCCAACTGTTACCCGTTGGATGGCTCGAGCATACGCATCCCCAGCCCGCAGCCAAGTATTTAAGGTTCCCCTACTTATGAACCGTCAGCAGGTAATTAACGGCATTGAATACTACTTAGATGTACAAAACGAACTATCTCTATTAAGGGACCTAGTTACGAGTCCTCGTGTGGTAAACTATCAGGAAAATACAGAGACCTTTTCGGTAGTTGTTGAGGACTTGGATTTCCAAGTTGTTGACGGCGCGAATGGAACTTGGAACCTTGAAGGTACCTGTGTTGTTACAATGAGATCAGTACAGGATTAGGAGAATAAATGGCAGCAGTAACTAGGAGATCTTATGCAGGTGCAGCACCAGCGTGCACTCTTACTAGCTCCATAACTTCTGGCGACACTACTGCTTCGCTTACTGGTACGGTAACTGCTTGGCCTACTACTGCTAGTGGACCATTTCATATGGTTATTGATCCAGGTTTGTCAACAGAAGAAAAAATTCTTGTTGGTTCACGATCAACTGGATCGCTTTCGTCTATTACTCGTGGTGTAGACGGCACTACTGCTGTTTCGCATTCTGCTGGCGCTACTTGTTACCCTGTCTTTACAGCAACTGACGCTGATGAAGCAAATACTCTTGCTTCGACAATGACTACTCGTGGCGATTTGCTGACGATGGGTGCTGGTCCTACAGTTGGTCGTATCGCTGTGGGTGGTGCTAATACTATTTTAAGATCTGATGGTACGGATGCTGCTTGGGCAAGTCTTTCAACTGCGGGTATCGCACCTGTAGCTTCACCAACTTTTACAGGTACTCCTGCAGCCCCTACTGCTGCAGCAGGAACTAGTACAACGCAGATTGCCACAACGGAATTTGTTATGGCAAACGCCGAGGACGATCAATTCATCCTTGCAGGACAAATATTCGGATAATATAGGAGATAATAAATGTCAACATTCAGCAAAATAGCATTAAGTTCAAGCACCGATGGGCGAGCAATTAAGGTTGCAGCAACAGCAATTGCTACATCACCAACCTTAATTCATACTGGCTCTACAACTGCAACAACGTTTGATGAGGTTTGGATTTACGCACAAAACAACCACACATCAGACGTTGCTTTGCGTCTTGGTTTCGGTGGAGTAACAGACCCAGACGACATTATTGAGTTCACGGTAAAAACCAAGGGTGGTTTATATCTTATAGTTCCTGGCTTAATTCTTAAAGGTAACGCTACTGCGCTTACAATTAAAGCAGCAGCAGGAACCACAAACGTTATTTCGTTGTCAGGATACGTAAACCGAATTACGGCTTAAGGTTAAATAATGTCTAGAAGTGCTAAAACTACTTCGGGTGGTAA